GACCGTGTTCCTAGCGAAATGAAACGTTGGAATCGCGCTGGAGGACAGGTCCTTGAAGGGTTAGTTCGTAGACGAACAGCAGAGGCGTTGATGTTTGAAAACCTTGATTGGAAGCAAGCGTAATGGCTTTACAAAAGTTTTTATTTAACCCTGGAATCAATAAAGAAGGCACTGATTACAGTGCAGAAGGCGGTTGGTTTGACAGCAATCTGGTTCGTTTTCGTAAGGGATTTCCTGAAAAAATAGGAGGCTGGACCAAGGTAATACAAACTTCTTATAACGGAACTGGCAGGAAACTATTAGGTTGGGTTGATCTGGCTGGCACAAAGCTTCTTGGCCTTGGCACACGGACCAAGCTCTACATACAGGAAGGCACCAATTTTAACGACATCACCCCAATCCGTAGCACCACCAGTGCGGGTGACGTAACTTTTGCCGCGACCAACGGGTCAAGCACTTTAACGGTTACCGATACGGCTCATGGGGCGTCACAAGGCGACTTTGTGACTTTTTCAAGCGCAGCCTCTTTAGGCGGTAATGTCGTTGCAGCGGTTATAAACCAAGAGTATGAAATAGCCACCGTGCCTTCTACCAGCACTTATACCATCACAGCAAAAGACACGAGCGGTGATACAGTCACGGCGAATGCTAGTGATAGCAGTAATGGTGGCGGGTCTACTGTTGGCGCTTACCAGATCAATGTTGGACTCGATGTTTTCGTAGACGGCACAGGGTTTGGCGCAGGTACGTGGGGCGGCGGTACGTGGGGCTCTACCAGTTCATTAAGTAACCTCAACCAGTTGCGTTTGTGGTCACTGGATAGTTTTGGCGAAGACCTGTTGGCCTGTGCTCGTGCTGGTGGAGTATTTTACTACGACAGCAGTGCAAATACCTTGGGCACAGACCGTGCAGTGGCTTTGACTGCATTGACGGGTGCAAACTTTGCTCCTACTAAAGGCTTACAAGTTTTGGTATCAGACGTGGATCGACACGTTATCGTGTTGGGATCAGATCCTATTAGTGGCAGTTCCCGGTCCGGTTCAATCGACCCCTTATTAATTGCCTTTTCTGATCAAGAAAACCCGGCCGAATGGGAGCCACGATCTGATAATACTGCGGGTTCATTGCGGTGTTCTGCGGGTTCTGAAATTATTGGAGGGATTCGCGCACGTCAGGAAACGTTAATTTGGACAGACGTAGCTCTTTATAGTTTACAGTTTGTGGGTCCTCCGCTTACGTTTGGTTTGAACCTGATTAACGAAGGCGTCAGTTTAATCGGCCCCAACGCAATGGTTAACACGCCCGCCGGGGTGTTCTGGATGGACAAAAAAGGGTTTTACACTTACACCGGGGCAGTTAGTCCTGTGCCGTGCAGTGTTCACTCTTATGTTTTCGATGATGCGAACGAAGGTCAGGCTTATCAGTTTTTTGGGTTTTTGAATAAACAATTTAACGAGGTGGGTTGGTTTTATTGTTCTGCAGACTCTACGACTATTGACCGATACGTCACGTACAATTATGTAGAGCAATCCTGGGCCATTGGTCAGTTGGAAAGAACTGCTTGGCTAGACGAAGGCATTGTTGCTTTTCCACGGGCTGCGGGTAAAGACAGTTCTACCCCTTATCTGTACCAACACGAGACCGGGAACGATAACGACGGGTCCCCTATGAACAACGTGTACATTGAGTCTGCCGACTTTGACATTGGCGACGGAGAACAATTCCAGTTTATCAGACGCATGATTCCCGATGTAAAGTTCACCGGCAGCAACAACAGCCAACAAATTAACGTAGTCCTCAAACAACGTAATTATCCGGGCGATTCGTTGAGCACGGACCAAACAACAAGTTTTACCGCTTCTACTACGAAAATAGACATGCGGGCTCGTGCCAGACAAGCTGCTTTGCGGTTTGAATCAGACGATGATGCTAACTCTTCTTTGAGAACAGGAGTTGGTTTTAGGGTGGGCGCTACCCGGTTAGATTTACAGCCTAACGGCCGCAGATGAGCAAGCTTTTACAGGGCCGATTACCCTTTGTTGTAGGGGAAAATGTGCCCCCAGAAACGTTCAATCGGACTGTACGTTTACTGGAAATAAGTTTAGACTCTTTTGATCCGGATTCTACTCCGCAGTTTACGGCTGCAGAACTTGATGAATTCAAGTTTCAGGCGGGAGATATAATCTGGAATACGACTGTCGGGTCTTTGCAGGTTTACACTGGATCGGCTTGGGTCGAACTATCTTCTCCGTCTACGTCGGGGTTAAGCGCCACAGGTGGCATAGGAACTGTTCAGGTGATCACTGGCGGTTCAATAGTTGTGACATTATAGAGAGGGCGTATAACAAAAGATGGCAGAAGCAGCTTTAAAATACGACGAGTTCGAAGACTTTGATGACATAGAACCTGTCGAGATACCTGCGGGTGGAATTGCAACTTTTCTAACAGCCCGAGAGGGCATGTTTGCTGACGATGACGATGAACTACCCTCTGGTGGTATTGCATCGGTTAAGCAAGTAGCGGACAAACTTGCTGAATACGGACGCCATGAAGACGAATTCATGGTCCACGCTGCGGAAGGCGAGACGGTTATCCCGATGGAGGTCTTCCGCAAGAATCCCATACTCAAAGAAAACATATTCCGACAAATGCGCGACATGGGCCTTGAGCCAGAGCGTTATGTTATCGGTAACGAACTGAATTCAATTAACCCAGTTACAGGACAACCTGAGTTTTTTATTAAAAAACTGTTTAAAAAACTGGGTAAATTTCTTAAAAAAGCGATCAAAGTTGTATTGCCCATTGCGTTAAACTTTGTTTTCCCCGGTCTTGGTGTAATCGCTAGTGCTGCTATCGGTAGCGGTATTGGCGGGCTTATACAAGGAGAAAGCTTCGGTGAAGCTCTCAAATCGGCGGCAATTGGTGGTTTGACTGCTGGTGTAGCCAAAGGTGTGTCTGGCGGCATTGGCGCTGTTAAAGAGGGCGGTAAGTTTGGAGCAGGGTTTAAAGCTGGTTTTCAAGCCCCGGCTGGAACAAGCGCGTTTCAAGCGGGTCAATCTTCAGTATATACCCCCACTGCTGCGGATTTAGCCGCTAAAGGCGAAATGTTGTATGGCAAGGTAGACTTTGACGCATTACAACCACCGCCTTCTGCGTCCGGAGCACCGGGTCCTAGCACTGCAGGAGCACCGCCTTCAGCGGCCGGAGTTCCTTCCGGAGAATTTACGGGCAAACCATATCTATTAGGCGGAACAGAAAAAGTTCCAGTATCTTCCGGAGAATTTACGGGCAAACCATATCTATTAGGCGGAACAGAACCTGTAACAGATCCGACGGTAACGCAAACCGGCGTTGATGCTGGAGCAGTTGTAGATGCCGCATCAAAAAAAGTTACAACCACCGCTCCGTCAATGACTGCACAAACAGCGGAACAGTTTATTAAAGATTCTACGGTTAAATTGCCTGATCTAAGTGACAGTTTTAGAAAACTAGGCCCCGGTGGCGGCGATTTTATGGAAGGGGCTCGTGAAATATTTATGCCTAGAAACGCTCTTCGGAATCAAGCTCGAAGTTTTGTAGAAAATGCAATTCAAAGCGGCGAACTAACGGGCGTAGAACTAGGAACCAAAGCGTTTGATAACGTAGTTAGTGAAATAATGCAAAACCCCAATTTTATGAGACGGGTTTTACCCGGAGCTGTTGCGGCAATGGGTATTGGAAATTTGGTTAATCCTAGCCAAAACCCTGATCTTCCGGACATGTCGGGCGAAGGCATCAGTCAGGCATTGACGTTACTTGAAGAAAACCCTGACCAGTACCGTTCATTCCAAAATTTAGCGATACGCGGCGGTGGTCAATTTTCTCCTTTTGAGATCCAACCTCTTTATAACGAGCCTTTGGGTACTACAACTTACCAATCGGTGGCTGATGTTGCTACTGGCGGCGGCATGAACGTTAACGATTTTCCTCCTCGGGTAGGCGCAATAGCAGGGCCCGGCACAGAAACCTCTGACGACATACCTGCTATGCTTTCTGATGGCGAGTTTGTAATGACTGCTGAAGCTGTTCGAGGCGCAGGAAACGGCAACAGAGAAAACGGAATGCGGAACATGTATCAAATGATGAATCAATTTGAGGCTATGGCCTAATGGCAACTGAAGAACAAATAACCCGGCAGTACGTCTACGAAGACCCGGCGATAGCGGCGTACAAGCTGGGGCTTTACACAGACGCACAAAACTACATGAAGCAGATGACGGATGCGGGAGTACTACCTCCTACGCAAGCCGTTGCTGGAATGACCGCAGACCAGTTAGCCGCGGGTAACATTATACGATCTGGTATTGGCGGGTATGAGCCTTACCTACAAGGCGCGTTGCAAGCTACACAGGCAGGGCAAGCTGCAATAACTGGCGGTGCGTTACCGGCCATACAAGAAGCCATGCAGGGCCAACGCCTTGGTATGGGCACATTGCGAGAGGCACAGTCCTTGGCTGCTGCTACAAGAGGACAACCTTATCAAGCTCGTGACGCAGCAATGGCAGGGTTACAAGGTGCCGAACAACTCGGACGACGGGCCGCTTCAGACGCACAAGCTCGTTTAGGTTTGGGCGCAGAACAATCTCAACAACTAGCTGGCGACGTAGGCATTGGTGCTTTGGGCACCGCACAGGCACTGGGTGGTCAATTAGGGGCTGCTACACGCGGTGGTCTACGAGCCTCGCAACGTGGTGAACGTGGGTTACAAGCCGCACAGCAACAACTAGCGGGAGCCTCTGCACAGTTTGACCCGTCTGCGGCACAGGGCGGAATCGCATCGTTCATGGACCCGTATACACAACAGGTTATTGACGCGGAACAAGCTGAAATTGCTCGTTTAGGTGAAAAACAAAAACAACAAGCACGAGGACAACAAATACAAGCTGGAGCCTTTGGAGGTTCCAGGGGTGCTATTCAAGAAGCTGAAATAGGTCGAAATGTATTAGAACAACAAGCACGGACCGGGGCACAACTTAGAAGCCAAGGTTATCAACAGGCTGCGCAACAGGCACAGCAAGCTT